GGGATATGATGCTGTATATGTGGCCAACATGTGTAAAGCTGACTATCTTGGCAGGTCTGTCAAGGATGAAGGAAGTCTGGTACAATTCATTATTGATACCATTGAAGACCCTGACGGCTATGAAGGTATGGTGTTTACAAGGTTCTATGCTGACTGCATTGGCTCAGGAACACCCATTAACTGGGAGGATATGATATGATAGTGCAGGACTTTACATTGGATAAATACGGCTGGTATGTAAAGGTTTACTATGCAACTTCATTCTATGCATTTGATGATATTATCAATGACCTGTATTCCTTGGGCTATGATGATGAAAAGGTTGAGGAAATCATAGAGGAACTTAAAGAGTATAAAGAGAATGAAGGCTATACATTTACTAATGTATATGCCAGCAGGTCTCTTATAATCATAGGACCTACAACATCTGCTGATGATTTTCAGGATACTTTTGACCATGAGAAGGGACATTTGGCTATGCATATATGTATTGCAGAAGACATTGACCCATTCAGTGAGGAGTTCCAATATTTGAATGGTCTGATTGGCAAACAGATGTTCCGTGCGGGCAAAATGTTCCTGTGTGACCACTGTAGAAACGAGCTTCTTGAAAAAGAGTAAAAAAACTGAAATTGTTACAGGTTTGCATTAAAAATGTAAACCTGTTACTTTTGTTGCAAGATTGTTCTAAAAGGAGAAGAATATGAGCAACAACCCATTTGATTCCGCACAAACCTTCCTTGGAGGAATGAGCACATTTGATGCTGATGACCTCTTTGGAGACTCTCACGAAGAGCCAGAAGTGAAGGTGGACCTTCCAGGAGAAGATAAGGAAGGCAAAGAAACTAAAAATACTGAAGATACTATCCCTGAGGGAAGCACCGTAGATGCTGAAAATCTATTTGGTGATGAAAGCCCAGAGAGCGTAGGGGATGATAAGGACAACAAGGAGGCCAGAGCCACTGGTGATGGTTCTTCTCCAAAAGGCGAAAGTCTTTATTCATCCTTTGCCCAAGCACTTTATGGTGATGGCCTCTTTAAGTTCCTTAGTGAAGATACTGTTAATGGTATCAATGACGCTGATTCATTCTCACAGGCTATGGAGGATGAAATCAATGCGAGACTTGACGATGCTACAAGATTTGTAAAGGAAGCTCTTGAAGCTGGAGTACAACCAGATGTGATTGCCCAGTATCAAAGAACTATTCAGAATCTTGAAGCTATTACTCCAGAACAGCTCAATGCTGAAACTGCTGAAGGTGCAAATCTTCGTAGAGCCATCATCAGACAAGACCTTATTACAAGAGGCTATAAGCAAGATAAGGTCGATAAGCAAGTTGAAAGAATTATGAATTCTGGAACTGACATTGATGAGGCTACTGATTCTCTTGAGGCTGTAAAGGAGTATTTCAAGGGTCGGTATGAGGATACTGTGAATGAAGCAAAGGAAAAAGCTTCTGCTGAGAAGGAGAAGGTAAAACAAGAAGCTGAACAGTTTCGTCAGGCAGTCCTTGAAAAAGACAAGCTCTTTGAAGACATTCCTGTGGATAAGGCAACCAGAAGAAAGGCTTATGAGGCCATGACCAGGGTGGTTTCCACAAATGATGATGGTGAGCAGCTTACTGCCGTACAGCAATATGCTGACGAGCATCCCATTGAATTCCGTACAATGCTTGGTATTGTATATGCCATGACTGATGGATTTACAAAGATGGGTAAGCTACTTACGAAGAGTGTTGACAAGAAAGTCAATAGGAACCTCAGAGAAATTGAGAAAAGGGTGATGGGTACAACTCGCCAAGGTGGTAGTTTCAATTTTATTGAAGGTGATGAAACCCGTAATTCAAGACCTGATTTCAGAGGGGTTAGAATTGACATCCCTTAATAATTATTAAGTAATTGAAAAACTATGGCAAGTAAATTAAATGCGTTTCAGATGGTTGGTGTGAACGGTGTTCACGGCATGGTCACTGACAACCACCTTGGTGCGCTCTTCCAGATTGACCGTCAGAGAGCTGCTGATACAATTACCCTTCTGCAGGCCAGTATAATGGGTAATAATACTCTTGAGAGATTCCTCAGTCAGTTCCCTACAAAGGAGTTTGAAGATGACCGTGAATTCTATTGGGATGTTCTGCTGAACTCCGCCAGAAATTATCCTCTGCTTGAGTGCTGGGATGAGAATGGTCAGGCAGTCACCTCCGCTGAAGGTTCACCAGTTGGTGCGGGCACTTGCAGATTCTATCTTATCTTCGGTGAGGCTGCTTTCCACGATGGTGAGGTCATTGTTGGTAATCTGAATGAGAAGTACCTCTTCCGTATCCTTGGTGACCCGCAGGCTCAAGGTTCCCGCTATGTTTATACTGTGGAACTGATGGGCGGCAACACTGTTGGTGTTCCTCGTGAGAGACTGCTTCCGGGTGAAAGATTCTCCAAGGAATATGCTCCTGTTGAGACTGAGCTTTCCCGTCGAGTTGGTGGTATTTCTTACAATACCCCTGTTGCCATGCGTGGTGAGTTCTCCACCATCCGTATTTCCGATAAGGTTCCGGGATTCAAGGCTAACAAGAAGCTCGCCTTTGGTATTCCTATGGTAAAGGAAGACCCTAAGACTGGTAAGCAAGTTAAGGGCGTTTCTTCTATGTGGATGGACTATGAGGACTGGCAGCTTGGTCTTGAGTGGGCTAACTATAAGAACCGTCTGCTTGCCTTTGGTAAGTCTAACCGCAACTCCAATGGTGAGTACATGAACTTCGGTAAGTCTGGCATGGAGATTAAGATGGGTTCTGGTATCTTCGAGCAAGCTGAAGCTGGTATTGTGAGATACTACACGGACACCAATTGCATCATGGATTATATCCTTGAAGCTCTCTATGAACTCTCTGCTGGTAAGATTGACTTCGGCAAGCGTAAGTTCGTCATTAAGACTGGTGAGCGTGGTGCTCTTGCTTTCAATCGTGCTGCTTCATCTCTTGGTTCTGGTTGGCTCCCTCTGGGTCTTCAGTATTCCGAAGCTAACCCTCCGGCAATCACTGCTACACAGGCAACCTTCGCTCCTAATGCTGCTGTTAGGATGACCACTCATCAGATTACTGAGTGGCAAGCTCCTAACGGTGTGTTCGTGAAGCTGGATGTTGATTCCTTCTATGATGACCTTGTGCGTAACAAGATTATGCATCCGGAAGGTGGTCCTGCCTTCTCTTACAGATTTGATATCTGGTACATCGGTAGTGAGGAAACTCCTAACATTCAGAAGGCTGCCATCAAGGGCCAACCTGAGTTCTGGGGTTATGAGTGGGGCTTCCGCAACTCCTTCACTGGGGCTACCTTCAATCCTAACATGAGCCACGATGAGGACTCTGCGATTGTTCATCGTATGGCTACTATGGGTGCGATTGTGTATGACCCTACCCGTTGCTACAGTTTGATTCCTTCAATTCTGCAGTAATTGAAAACAACAGGTATCTCCCCTTTCCTTGGGGAGATACCTTATTATTAATAAAGTCATTAAAAGGAGAAGAAAATGGCAAAGGAAAATCTGATTAACTGCCTTACTAATGAACGGGTACTGGTGAGGTTTCTCCCTAAGGAGAATGCTATGGCTGGAAACAACCCTAAGCATGTCCTCTATGGAGGAATGGCAGACACATCAACGAGAACTTATACAGTTCCAATGCTTCGTTCAGGACAGCTTGTTGATGTTCTCACAAAGGCTGAAAAGGACTTCTTGGAAAGTTATCTTGGTATGGAGAACAATGCTCTCTCCATATACAATACTGAAAAGAATTTCTGGAAGTCCTTTAAGGTAACTCTCCGTAAGGAGGACAATGTGCTTGACCTTAGTCAAGGATTGGACTATATCAGATACAAGGTACTTCTTGCAAATAAGGACAATATTGCTCCAAGTATGCAGGCAGTTCAGGACTATCCAAAGTCCACTTATGAGTTTGTGTGTCTGAGAGAAAGTGACAATATTGACTCTGGCAAAACAAGAATGGATACCAAGAAGAAGGCTTACATGCTCTACGGCAAATATGAAAATGACTGGAGCACCCTTCGTGTCATTGTAGAGACTCTTACAAGGACTCAGGTATCCCATACAACGAAACTTAATGCACTTGTTACCCAGCTTGATGAGCTGATTGACCGTGATACAAAGGCATTCCTTAAGGTTGTTGAAGATGAACTTCTGCCTACAAAGGTGCTTATCCGTGATGCCATCGACGCTGGTGTAATTGCAAATCGTGGAGGTCAGCTTTATCTCCGTGACTCTGGAGGTGATATTCCTCTCTGTGAACAAGGTGAACCTACGTTGAGTGTTGCAGCAACCTATCTCAATATGCCAAAGTATAATGAGACTAAGATGCTGGTTGAAGCAAAGGTTCAACAGTATAAGGAGAATAAGTAATTGGTTAAAGTAGTTCTTGACTATGTTGGTTGAAGAAATGGGGGATGTCTTTGATGTCCTTTACAATAACATAATGAGCAATGCAGTCCCTGGTCTCAATGAATACGAGAAGTCAGTATTCCTGACCAAGGCTGAATATGAGCTTATTAAGAACTACTTTAATCCTCAAGGAAATAAATATCGTGAGGGTTTTGACGATTCTGCAAAGAGAAGAATAGACTTTTCAATGCTTATGCAGACAGCTACCCTTACAAAAAGTTCACAGCAAGGGTTTAATCCAAACTCTGTACTTTACTCACTTCCATCGGATATACTTGTTATTGTAAATGAACAAGTGGTTCTTAAAAATGGAAACACTGTAGAGGGTATTCGTCAGGTTATTCCAATATCCTATGATGAGTACACAAGGTTGATGTCAAGACCTTACAAGCAGCCACTTAAGAGTCAGTCTTGGGAACTTATGACTGGTCAGAATAGTTCAAGGACTATTTCTGAACTTATTTTAAACAATAATGACAAGTCATACACACCGGAATTCAAAATAAGGTATGTAAGAAAACCCAAACCAATAATTATAGAAAACCTTGATGTTGTTTCTATAGAAGGGGTTTCTGAAAAGACTGAGTGTGAACTTGACCCTGCCATACATCAGGAGATTGTACAAAGAGCTGTAGAACTTGCTAAGGCCGCATATTCGTCTGACCAAAGTGGTCAGGCTCAAATGCAAAATCAGATTACAATAGGACAAAGGAGTGAATAATGAATACCATTCAGTTTTCAGATGAGTTCGACACTTTACTAAATTCCTATGCACGGAGCATACCAAATGGTCTTGAATACTCTGTGCAGGATATTGTATGCGATGAATACGAAAAGTCAGTATTCCTTACAAGAGCTGAAAAGGAATTTGTAATTGGATGGTATAGTGGTAAGAATACCTATGGTCTTACATTTGAAGAGAAAGAAGAGATTAGAGAAGCTCTTGACTCTTTAGTAAGAACAATAGAACTTGCCAAGCTTGAAGATGGCGAAGTTCCTTCAACAGCAAAACATGTATTTGATGGCAAGAGGAACTTCACCTTCTACAAGATTCCGACTAACCTGTTGTATATCATATTTGAAGAAGTCAAATTTTCTTCGTATATTAGCGGCTGTAATGGAGATTTGACTGCACTGGTTGTTCCAGCAACACACGATGAACTCTGGCATAGGTTTAAAAACCCTTTCAGAGGCCCATCAAAACAAAGAGTCTTGAGACTCAATGCTGATGACAACATAGTGGAACTTATATCAGACTACCCCATCGGTTCGTATCTGCTGAGATATGTAGAAGAACCAAAACCTATAATACTAATTGACCTTAATGACGGTCTTAACATTGAAGGACTTACTGTGAAGACTGAATGTAAACTACCAAGTATCACACACCATATCATACTTGATATGGCTGTAAGAATGGCAATTCAGTCAAAAGGTATTGGTCTGACAAGACAAACCGAAAGTAGGTCTTAACATTTAAACAATTAAAACTAAAAGATTATGGCTGCACTTCCATTAGCTAATCAGGTCAGACAGGTCTATGTTGTTTCCTCTCTGAAGGCTGAAGGCACCCCCTCAGCTCTTGGAGAGCTTGCTGTCAAGAAGGAACAGGCTAACTACCTGTACTTTCAGCATTACGGACATGGGGGGCTCACTTCTTCTGACCGTATAGCAATTCCTCTGATTCGCTCTATCACTCAGACACCAGCTGCAAAAATGCAGGATACTCTGCATACCCATACTATTACAGTTGGCACAATTCCTGAGGATTATGCTGGCAAGACCCTGAAAATCAAGGTTCTTATCCATGAGTATGTTGGTCAAGGTGCGAATGATTACACCTATCGCTTTGGTCTTTATAGAGTAAAGACTGGTGACACTGCTGCAACGGTTGCTGCAAAACTTGCTGCTGACCTTCAAGGCTCTGTTGGTCTTATGAAGGGTGCTGATGCTTCCAATATTAACAACTATAAGGAGAAGTACTTTACTGTCACAGTGAATGCTGCTGTTATCACCATTTCTGAAGTTGACCAGAGTGCCAATTGGGAAATGGGTAGATTCCCCGTCTCCCAATCTCCTGTAGAGGTCTTCATCGAAGGTGTCACTACTAACGAAGGTGTTTATGATTCCACTTGGGCTACTGTCGCTGCAAATGCTGCTGAGATTAAGGTCAACAACGTTGGTAAGAAGATGGCTGACCTTGAGTGGTTTGCTCATGGCTTCCGTGGTGACAAGGTTCGTGGTGTTGGTTATCCTTATGCGATAACCACAAAGTATCAAGTTGATGCTACCAGCAACGCCTATGATTGCATAGATATCCACTATGCTTATCAGGGTAAGGGTATTTCTGCTCAGTTCTCTGAAAAGGAAATCACTCTGATTGTGCCTGCTGGTAATACTACCATTAAGGCTGCTATTGAAGAACTTGTGGGCACAAATGTCATCGAGGCTCCAGAAACTCTTGAACCTGAAGAGTAATCTGGTTGAATAAAGTTAACCGCTTGGGGGAATTGGGGATTACCCCAGTTCCCCCTTCTAAATTTAAAGGGTATGATTCAATTCAATGACCTTAAATTCCTTACATCAAAGACCCTTCGAATTAACGCAGAGGTCATTGATTTGGAATACTACAATAATGTATATATAGAAAGCATTATCATTGATACTGAAGATACTGTTCAAGAAACTGGACCAAGTGACAATGCTCCATTTGTACTGAATGTAACAGACCATCCAAGAAGTATCAATACTACAATAGATGTATCTTCCCTTGTAAAGGAAGGCCCAAAAATGCTTTTTGTATATATAAGATGTTCTGGGACACCTACAGCAGATACTCCATGTGGTCTTGATAGTCAAGATACTCTACAGGTAGTAGTTGACTACCAGCAAGTGTATGATAAAGCATTGAAACTTGCCAAGTGTGTAACAAAGTGCGGATGTGTTGATGGGGCTTGTGCCATAGACACCTCCTTTGCCAACTTCGCCCTTCAGTATTTTCGTATGGAAGAGGGAATAAAAAATGGCAATTGGAGTGATGCTTATGATGCTTACTGCTGGTTGACAAGGAAATCTGGTAATGTTAAGTATAAGGAAAGCAATACTTCAAGGAGGTGTTCCTGCAATGGCTGATACTGGAGTTAACGAAGTTCTTGGAAACTTCTTTGAAATACTGAAAATTTCACCCGGCACTGTTAATCTTAATAAGCTTCATGCTATGTGTTTAATGCCTCTTTTTAACGACCTCCTTGGAGGAAAGATGAAAGACATGGCTCTTAAGGACAAATCATTTTGGCAAAAGTTTATGGATAGGTGCTTTCCGAATCTTGGATTTTCAAGTGATTCTACTTGTGCTAATACTACACTGTACGTTGGTACTGCTGATGTGTTCAATGATACCATCATACTCAATAATAGTGCTACTTATGACATTTCAAAGTCAAACAGAATGATAAGTCCAAGAGTTACTGGTACATACTTCTGGATTGCAGTGCCTGCCGGATTTGCTCTAAGTAAGGCAAATAATCTTGACTTTGCAGGAGACTGCATCCCAGCATCTGGATTTAAGATGGAAGCAAGGACAATAAGGAATGGGCAGTACTATCTTTATTGGTTGAAGTCCAGAATTCCTTTCAAATCCACATATCAAATAATACTTAAATAATATGGAATATAACGGATTATGTAAAAGTATTCTTTTACTGAAACTTAAAAACGGTGAATATGTACCGCTTGCGAGTGTACTCCCTTCTTATGGCCCATTCAGTAGTTTGAATGAGGCTCTTAATGATTTGACAGACACATTCAAGGGTATTGAAAATGTTCCAAGAGGATATACTTTCTGTCTTATAGAAAATGGCAAACCGCAGGAATACTGGTTTACAAAAGACGGTGATAGAAACTCCATAGAAAAGAAAAACACAAGTTCCTCATCATCCTCTTCGGGTATTTCAGATGTTGTTGCTACTGTTGATAATAAGACAGGCACACCTTCCGTCAATGTGTCTCTTTCCAAAGAGGTGCTTCGTCTGGATTTCCATAACTTGAAGGGTGAGCCCGGCAAGGATGGCAAGGATGGTGAAAGTGGAGGTGGCGGTGGAGCAGCTGGAAGGTCTGTTACAAGCATTGATATGTGGTTCAAGCTTAGTGATTCTACGCAAGTCAATGCCCCAGACCTTAGTATAGCTGACCCAAGTACTTCTGCTGGAGGTAGCTGGTCACTTGCTTCTAGCAATCCAAGTGCTTCACTTCCTTACTTATGGGCTTTCATGCAGATTAACTATGATAAGACACTTTCAAGTGGTTACACTTACAGCAGAAGTAGTGCTTATATTGCTCGTAGGTACAATGCAGATACTTCGACAGATTATTCAGACCTTGAGACACTTATTCAGAACATTCGTTCTGATATGGAATCAGAGCTGGAAGGGTATGAAAATGATTTAAAGGACCTGAATGATTCTTTGGAAGCACTTCGTACATCTATTCAGGAAACTATTGTATCGGACATAACTGCCCTTCAAAATAGACTAGATAGAATCAATGGTACTGATGTAGAACGTATCATGAATGATGAGGAAGGTCTTTGGGGTGTACTTACCTCCTACGAGGATGATACAAAAGGCCAAAAATCTTTCTCAGACATTGTTCTTGATGCGAAAAAGGCTAAGAATACACTTTCTGTTGGTTCACAGTTCTTTGGTGAAAGAACTGGTGCGGAAATAACTCTTGACGGTATAAAAGGTCAGATTGCACTGAAGGCAACACAGGATGATATTGATTCTGCTATTGCACAGGCCCAATTTTCTGTTGACCCTGCTGCACTGAAAAGTGTTATTTCTAAAGGACAGAAGTGCTGGAAGAAGGGTAACCTTCTTTACCCATACGATTTATATTTAAGTGGGTTTGAAGGTACTATTTCAGAATATGAAACATACATGGCTTCTTCTCCAGAAGATGGTGGTCCTGAAGGAGACGATGTTAATCCAGCAGGCCCATTTACTCTGGCTGTAACAGTTAATCAGTTCTCAGTTATACAACAAACTGTTGATGAGTTCTCATCAAGTATTGACACATTTAGATATATGTGGACAAAGGATGATGAGATATATAGCTATGACTATTTTAAAGAGACTTGGGAAAACAGACCAGCAACATATCAGGACTATACTTATGAGGATTATGTAACAAGAGTACTTAATGCAACAAAAGTAGAGGTCAGTAATGTTCTCTCCAATTTTACTCAAAGCTCTAATGAGATTAGAAGTATGATTGGAGATATGGGCTACATCTGGAGAAAACAAAACCAAGATGGTACATACTCGTATCAACGCTATGCAGTGCCTTCAAACAAGACTCGTGATACCTATGTATCTGAAATGGAAGATGCTGGATGGGAGCTGTATGACTTTGCTGCAAAGATGACAGTCATTGACCAGACTCCAGATGACATTACACTAGCAGTAAAGAAGGCCCGTCTTGTTTGGATTAATAGTAATCTTCCAGCTGACGATAGTGAGTACTGTGTTGAATACGACTACTGGTATGATGACTATATAACAGCTAAAACTTCAGCTTCTTACACTGGAACCTATGAACAATTCGTAGCCTCCAGACACCCAAGATATACCCTTGAGCATATTTCAAGTGGAATGTCAAGACTTAAGCAAGCAGAAAATGCAATTACCAGTGCAGTATCTCGTGTTGATACTTTAGATACTAGAGTATCTAACGTAGTACAAACTGCTGAACAGCTTTCTGCACAAGTTGGTAAGACATATAAGGGCTGGAAGAACAGTGAAGAAGATATCAAACCATACTCTTACTTTGAAGAAGAGTGGGAAAACTCAGGCTCCCCTCTTGGATATGAGAGTTGGGTTGAAAGTGAAAAGCACTATAATTTGACTGAAATATCTTCTGAACTTTCTAGTATAAAAGTACAGTCTGACAAGATTTGGGCTGGAGTAAATGATGGCAATGGTAATGTAGCTGCTGCAATTTCTATTCTTAAAGAACTTGGTGTCAATAGTGGTAAGATTGTTCTTTCTGCAAACAAGGTTGAGATTGATGGAAACCTGTTCTCAAGGTTTATTTCAACAAATCCTAACAATAGCACTCGCGTAGAAATTGAGGACGGCTTAATCACCATCTATGATGCTAACAATGTAAAACGCATAGTTATTGGTCAAGAAACGGGTGATTCAAATCCTGTTCTTAGATTTTATAATGCTTCTGGTAATGAACTGTATAATCTTGGACCAGACGGTATTAAACAGTTTGATAGCGTTGTAACAATGCCTCACTGGGCATCTGTTCCATTCTATAAGTTTAATAGCCTATCTGAAGGTGACAGCTATGCACAGGGAAGTGGTACTCCAGTAATTCTTTCTCAATATACCGATGCTATGAAACTTATAACAGTAGGTGGTGTAAATGTTGTTCAGTACTATAATCCAGACACCGATAGTTATAGTAGTTCCACCACAAAGTATAATAATATGTATTTTGCTGGAGGACTGTTCGAAGTTCCAAAGGATGGCTATTATATAATTACTAACTATCTATGGAATAATAGCTCAAGTACAAAGGCAAGAGCTACAGCATTACGAGTTCAGACTGTGAGCGGTGTGAAGCATTACTATTATGGTTTTATAGAGCTGGAGAATATTGACCAAGATGCTGGAACTACTGGAACAATAGCCGAAATGAAAATTAATACCGAATTTGTATAATTATGAGAATCATTCAGAACAATTTTAAGGAAGTTGCCCTTGCTTTCATTATGGGCATTATTACAGCACTTGGCTTTATTGCCAGTATTGGCTCCATTTATCACGGAATTGATAAGGAGGGTTGGCTGTTCATTGTGGCTGGTATTATTGGTATTATGGACAGTATCTATGCAGGCTACTCTTTTTATGTTCAATTCCTGAAGCCTGATGGAAGTGGAACACCAAATACAAAAAAGTAATATGCTTCAGTAGTACTACATTTTAAAGCAATTAGGTATTACTACTTTAATGACAGTCCTTGTAAGGGTAAAGATTATTCCTTACCTTTACAGGGACTTTTAAAATATAACAGGTTATGTACACATATAATCATGTTGTCTATATGATACTGGACTATCTTAAGATAGCCAGTGATGATGCTTACTATACTCCAGACCATATTATCTTTCTTCTGAACAAGTACAGAGCCTATGTGTTGAAAAGTAAATATGAAAACAGCTCTGATACCCCATCAGATACTAACTATCAGACACTGCACATTGAGTTCAAAGAAAAAGATAGGATAGAAGGTCAAGAATGCTCTGGGAGTTATCTGGTAAGCAAAGGGGTTCTACCAGATTCCTTGAATATCGGTTCACCGATGTTTGCAGGAAAGGATTTGTTCCAAGGAGACATTTCATTTGTTACCCCAATCAGATTTAAGTATGTCGGATTTAATAAGTGGATGAGGAATATTACTTATGCCACTTTTGAAGGTGGAAAGATATATATGAAATCCTGCAATCCTCTTGCATACTACTTGAAGGAGGGAACTTATAGAGACATATTTACTGACCCTCTTGAAGCTGCTGCACTGACTGGTGAGTATCCTGTTGATGAAAATGGAGAACTCTGTAATCCTATGGAAGTGGAATTTCCTCTTGAAGACAATCTCCTTCCACTTCTTATGCAGTACGTTGTGAAGGAGCTCTCCGGTGCATCTTATAAACCGAGAGACACTGAAAATAATGCTGACGATGATTTGAGTAAGCTTGCTTCATTTATAAGGTCTTATGTTAAAAGTCCACTTAGGCAGCAAATTGAAGGATAATGGAACAGACTCTTGAACAATTCAAATCAAGCATAAAAAACAAAAAGGGGTGCTTAAGCAAGATAAGGAATTCTTGGGGAGTCTATGACTACTATAAGTACTATAGAAAGACAAAACCAAGTGACTCTAAATATGTCTTGACAGAATCTCAGTATTTTGCTATTATCAGGAGAGTAAACAAGCTTCTCGCTGATGATTTCGTTAAGAGAGGAGAACTGGAACTTCCATATAGAATGGGCAAGGTTATTCTTCAATCAATACCAGTAAAGACAACCATAAGAAATGGTAAGGTAGTTACAACAAAGCGTATTGATTGGGATAAGACATTGAATTTATGGTATAGTGATTCTGAAGCATACTCAAAAAGAATTTTAGTATATTCTGAGGGGAAGGATAAAATCTGTACAAGGTACATAAAAAAGGATGCAATATTCAAGAACAAGCAATACTATGAGTTTGAATTGAACAGAGAATTATATATAAGAGCAAAACAAGCTGCAACTGAAGGGACTCTTGGAATAAGAGCTATACTTGCTAATAGTGAAATTGGTAATATTAAAGGACTATACGATGACTAATGTAAATGGATATGTATCAATAAAAGAGATACTTTCAAGGGTAACCCGTCATAAAAAGCTTCAGGGTGTTGATTTAGAAGCTTGCATACAATATACTTTAGATTTCTTTGCCATTGTAGGAGTTCCTGATATTCTTGTCGATAGGCAAGATGTGGTAGAGATATGCAATTTTAAAGGAGAACTTCCGTGTGATGCTGCAAGGATAATACAGGTAAGAGATGAAAAATCTAAAGTTGCCATGCGTGAAATGACAGATAGCTTCAATGGTAACTCAAGATTCCTTCCCTCTGAGAGGACATTCAAAGTACAAAATAGGATTATTATCACCTCCTTCAAGGAAGGTAAGGTGCTTGTTGCTTACAAAGCCATAAGAACTGATGCTGATGGGTTGCCAATGCTTCCAGATGACCCTTTGTTCTTGAAGGCACTTGAATCATATATCAAATATACAGTCTATACAGACCTTTTTGATAATGATAAAATTAAAGAGAATGTCCTAAATAAAGCTGAGCAGGATTATGCTTGGGATGTGGGTAAATGCATAAACCACTACAAGATGCCTTCATACAGTGAAATGCAGGCTATTACTGGTATGATGCATAGACTTATTCCATCACAAAACGAGTTCTTTGCTGGATTCAAAGGTGCTGGTGATACTGAATATTATAGGAGACATCAAGGATGAATGTAAAGGAAACACACATTATGCAAGGAATGACAAAAGATTTGTCAGTCCACAGATTTAATCCTAATATGGCATTTGATGCAAGGAATATTCGTATCACTGCTTTAAAGGATAATAAGACACTGCTTGCAGTAACTAATGAAAAGGGCACAAAGGAGTTTAGTGTTACTGGTAACATTCGTGGCACTATAATAGGAACTGCTGTGCTTAATAGCACCCTTGTTATTTTTACAACTACAGGAACTCCAAGCAGTGAAGGTATTGACAGAATATATCGTCTTAATTTTACAGAAGACTATAGTTCAGCAGCTTGTATAACTCTATTTGAAGGACACCTTCAAATGGACTATGCTCATCCTCTTGAAACCCTACCTGTTTATGAAAATAAGCAGATTCAAAAAGTATATTGGACTGATGGTAAAAATCAGCCAAGAATGATTAACATTAATAGCGGTTATCAAAGAAATCCTGATGTATTTAACTTCAATAGAAAAATTGAAGGAAAGCATACCTTGTCAGTTGAAAAACACAATACTGGGGGCGAGTTTCCAGCAGGTACTGTTCAATACTGCTTTAATTATTTCAACAGGTTTGGTCAAGAGACTAACATTGTTGATGTAAGTCCTCTTTACTATCTATCACCAAAAGATAAGGGCCTTCCTGCTGATGCAATAAGTACAGCCTCATTCGTCATTACACTATCAAATCTTGATAAAAACTATGAATATGTAAGGGTTTACGCTATTGTAAGAACAAGCGAGAATGCTAGTCCAAATGTTAGAATTGTAGGAGACTATAAAATAACCTCTTTGGTTGTAGGCAACAGAGAGTCTATTATTAATGACATTACAATAAGTGAAGATAATATATTTTGGGCAAGTTCAGATTTAAGAAGCCTTATTCCTCTCAATGACTTTTATACAGGAGGATGGAATGTTGGGTCTCCCACAAAGATAAATATAGGAGAAGGGTATATTTATGATAGGACTACTGATTCCTATTATGCACTTCACTATCTAAACAGTCAAAACCTTGATAAGATAAGTGACATCATTATATATAAAAATGGTACTAGATATACACTTGTCAGTGACCCAAGGCCCTACTACTCCAGAGCTGGACTTATAAAACAAGGTATCGAAGGTACACAGGGTATAACTGTTGTAGATAATGGTCTTATAGGTTCAACCATTGATGCTACTGCTCTTCTCTTTATAGGAGGACAAAGTATTGTGGCTGATACTATGGCTAGCAAAGACAATACTCTTTTTCTTGGTAGTATAAAACAGAATGTGCCAAACATTGGCACATTAAAAGTGGGCAGTATTTCTCTTAAAGATAGTGCTAAAGAGACTGAGGTATTGCCATGTATTTTTGGATATGATGGTAAAGAAACCTCTGGTTATCTTAGTAATGATGGTGTTGCAACTGAAGGTTTCTATGATGACCCTGTGAACAACAATAGGTCATCATATGATATAAAGTCATTCAAAGCAAGGGAGAATTACAGACTTGGTTTTATTGCTCAATATAAGACAGGACAATGGTCTGAAGTTATCTGGCTTGGAGATTACAACGAAACCCTTGCACCGGGAAGACATGTATTTTACAATGGTGAAGGAACTATGGGAGACACCTTTGTTGGGTGGGGCCCTTCCTATAGAAAACCGGGATTTAAGTACACAATGCCACAAAGTATTGTCAATACTCTTATAAGCAATGAGTTTATCAGGGTAGCTCCAGTTGTAGTGTTTCCTAAGTTTTCAGAGAGGAAAGTTCTCTTCCAAGGAATACTGTCAGGCACTGTATTCAATGTGAATGACAGATATGATAACTCTCCTTTTGTACAGGCTGATTGGAGATTTAGGTCTGGATATTCTTGGGAAAACATTGTTGGAGAAATTCAATGTAACCCGTTTGGCTATGCTAATACCCTTCCAGCTCTCTATGGTAACATGACTGATGATGCCTTTGTTGCTAACTTTTCATCAGAATACTATAGAGACCCAAGCATTCTTTCATTCTTCTCTCCTGATATTGAAGCCCTTGATGACCTTTATCAGAGCGACTTGGATAATGTTGGAATGAGGATTGTTGGTATCAGTAATCTTGGTTTTGATTCTGAAGGGAAAGTCAAATTGCCAAATACTGCCATTGATACGTTCCTTTATACTAAGACTCAAGGATTTGATGCAGCAAGGTCAACTATCTTAGATTATAAGCAAGGTATTCAACCAACAATTAGAAGAACAGTTGATGGAGATACTCTTATAAATAATAGGTACGTTGAAGGAGATACTGACCTTTCATACTCTGGATTCCTTGATGTAAGTGTCAAGGAAAATAGTGATGCTTCACAGATTGAAGGTAACAATAATCTTACTAAATGGATAACTTATTTATGGCATAGAAACGGTTCTCTTAATGACCAGCCAGCACTTACTGCTAAAGCAGTAAAGAGCGGCCTGCTTAGATATGGCCTTCTTGATAAAAAATGTATATCTGAAATAAAGTATGCATTAACTACATTCTTTCAGAGTGGTGATTCTCCAGAACCTTTTGATATTGATGTTGATATCAATACTCCCAAACTGTTTGATTCTACACAGTTAGGAATGGAGAAGTTTGATTCTGGTGTTAATTCTGGCCTGTTCTATTATGGTAACATAGATAAGGTTATCACCACGAACTTTAAGGATTTAAGTGGAGTATCCATTACATCAAAATATCGTAATACTGGATATAACCTTTCTAACGGTTATCCAATTTATTATATGGGTACTCAAGAATCTTCTACAGATTCTGACTATTCTACTGGTGGTAGGGCTGGCAGAAGAGGTGGAGGCTCATCAAGAGGAGGAACTTCTAGGTACTCAGAGGGTAGCACAGACCTTGCTTCAAGTAATAAGGGTAAAGACCCTGTTAGTATGAAGTATAAGTCCACAAAGCATCTCATGTTTGGACTTAATGCTGAAAATGGTACTGTAATTAACCAGCTTGGTACTCCTCCAGAGCCATTTACACCATTCTGGAAAGACGCACTATGTACATTCAATAATGTTCTTAGTGGTAAGCTTGAAGATACTCTTGGTGATTTTTCTGGAATTTACAATAGTGTATTTATAGCTGAAATCTATAGAAAGTTTACTCCAGAGCAAGAGTCTGCCAGATTTGGTGGAACTACTGACGATGCTATAACCAACAATACTTGGATTCGTTGTGGAGATTCACAACCACTTGAAGAGGGAAGTGATGTGACGCTTTATTTCAAGGAGGGTGATACCTATGTTGGCAGATATGATTGCCTAAAATCATACCCGTTTACTGATGAGGATCAAAATCAAATCGTAAGTATTTATTCTACGGAGATTGAGTCAAGAGTGAATCTGGATGCAAGATATGATAAGAACAAGGGGTTGCTGAGTAACTTGTATATGCGTCCTACGAATTTCAACTTGTTCAACCATCCCGGATATGAGCAGACCAACCAGTACTTTACTTATAAGGCACTGGACTATGCCAGATATAACTTTTCAGCATTTCCAAATCTTGTAACTTGGAGTCTTGAAAAGAAGATGGGTGCTGATATTGATGCTTGGACTTCAATTCCAATGACTTCCACATTTGATGCAAATGGAGAACTTGGAAAGGTCAATAAGCTCATAAGCTATAATGATGCTATCTTCTTATTCCAGAATAGAGGTGTTGCTCAAGTGCTTTTCAATGAGAGAGTACAAGTTCCTGCTGGAGATGGAAAGCCTATCGAGATTACAAATGGTTATAAGTTTGGTGGTTTGAGATACCTGTCAAATCAGATAGGCTTATCCAATAAATGGTCCCTTCAGGATACTCCCTATGGAATTTATTTCATAGATGATGAAAAAAATGCTCTCTATCAGTTTAATGGACAGCAGTTCACTGACCTTTCCTCTAAGGAAGGATTAAATACATGGCTTGCTGAGAACAACAGTTATGAGGTATGGAATCCTGTAGATTATAGTAATTTTAGAACTTTCTATGACAAGGTAAACAGAGATTTGTACTTTGTTAATAAGAATGAAGCTCTTGTGTATTCTGAACTTGCAGGACACTTTACTTCCTTTATGGATTATGATGCTCTTCCCGCACTTGTCAATATGAATGACAGGCTGTTTACTTTCAAACTTACCTCAAATGGAATCAATACTCCTTGGGAAATGTTTGCTGGAAAGTACAATATGTTCTTTGGAGTATTCAAGCCTTTCTGGATTACTTTTATATCAAATTCCAATCCTACAATTGACAAGGTATATAATAATCTTGCTTGGAGGTCAGAGTCATTTTCAAATCCAAACAATGATTCTACTGGTGTTGTTGAGCCAAGAAGTACTTTTGATACTTTGAGAGTATGGAATGACCATCAGGATTCAGGAGAGATTTCTTTAGAGGATATTGACAATAAGCCGTCCCCTCTTAAAAAGAAGTTTAATGTATTCAGGGCCCTTGTGCCAAGAGATAAGCTTGGAAATTGGAATGGAAAGGGAATGAATAGAATAAGAAATCCTTGGACATATATTCAGCTAAAAAGACAAACTCAGAATACTGAGCTACTGCAATTCCATGACCTTGATGTAGATTATTTTATTTAACTAATGAGGAGAAAGTAAATCACTTTCTCCTCATTAACTTTTTTATTTCTTTTTTGTAATGATTTTCAATACTTACTATATTTGCTTCAAATAGTTAGAACATGAGTAAGAAAGTCAATGATGCCCTTAAAAAATACTACAGTACTCTTGGGTATGATACTGGAGTAAAGGCATTCAAAAGAGGTGGTAATATAGGATTTGCTCCTTCTAAATTTCCTAACGGTGATGACCTTTTACATGGCCCAAAATCTTTGTATGGTCTATATCTTCGAGGTCAATATGGCTACGGAAAGCTTGAAAATCCAACAGTTATAACTCCTGAAAATACACAAACCCTTGCAGGAGGAACTACTCTTAGAGTCCCTAAGAAATCTGAATTTGACTGGAGTAGTCTGCTTGAAGGTGACCAAGGACAGTCAAGCCTTCCTTTGGGAAAAAATGTCAATATGAGTACCCCATGGTCTGCCATTGCTGGTACTGCAGGGTCATTGACTGTTGATTTACAGAGGCTTATTGATGCCCAAATTCGTAAGAACGATAGTCATGTATATAATCCTTTAGTAAGTGCTGGCCTTGCAAAGGGTGGAAGAAAGTTTGAGGGAGGAGGATTCTCATCAAGTCCAATGGATATTGCAGGTTCTGCAGTTAAAATAGCTGCCAATGCTGTAAATCAAGCCTCATTGACTACTGACTATGATGTGTTTCAGGATGCTGTAAACAGATACACAGCTAATCAAATTTCCTCTATAAATGGAATTACGGATAATGATAGTCTGATGAATGCGTATGCGAATATGTATCAATTGTCAGACAATATTAAAGGCCGTGATTTTAGAGATAAGACAGTTCTTGGAGATATAACAGACGGTCTTGCATCTTCCTTTGAGGGTTTTAATGCTACTGGTAATTGGATTGGAGCTGTTGTTGGTGGAGTGTCTTCAAATATTGGAAGCATCATAGGTAGGATTAGAGCTAATAAAGCAGCTAATAGAGCTGAGGAATTAGTAAGAAAGAGAAATCAAGAAATTGATACAAGACTTTTCCATGCAAGTCAGGATGTTGATAGAAGAAATGATACAATGCGAATGTTAGGATACTACAATGACCCGTTTGAATATGCCTATGGTGGTGAAATGAGAACACATGGGTCTGACTTTAATAACGGCCTTACTTTTATCAACGAAGGTGGAAGGCATGAAGATAATCCATACGAAGGTGTACCATCTGGTGTTGATGCTGATGGTATTCCTAACCTCGTGGAGGAAGGTGAAGTGATTTGGAATGATGAGTATGTATTTTCTGATAGACTCAAAGTTCCAGAAGCCCTTTCAAAGAAATATAAGCTTGGTGGAGAAAAGACCTTTGCAGAGGCTATAAAAGAAGTTACCAAAGAAAGTCTTACAAGACCCAATGACCCTATCAGCAATGAAACTAACAGGGCTATAGTCAATGAGTTTATGGATGCTCAGGAGACTCTTCGAGAAGAACAACAAGCTAAAGCTGCAAAACAAGTCCAAATGGCTTATGATGAGGACTTTATGAATCAACTTGCTACACTTAGTTCTCAAGGAGAAGTGCCAGTGCAAGAAGGCCTTCAGTTACCTCCACAAGGAATGAATGAAGAAGAGATGCCTATTGAAGGTGCTCCTGCTGGGTTTGCTCTGGGTGGTAATAAGTTTGATGGTGGTGGTCCTAAAGTAGTAAAGGTGGGTAATAGATATTTTATTACTACAGAAGGTGCACCTAAGATTACTGGTAAAATGTATGGCAATAGATTTGTCGTAGATGACCAGTTCAAAAACTTACCATCTTTTGACTCTCTTGAGGAGGCTAATAGAGAGGTTGATAAAATGGTAAGGTCTGCCATGCCAGCTTTGGAATCTCAAGCTAATATTGAAGCTTCTGGAGTTACAGCATATACTGGAGATAAAATTATCAAAGAAAGAACTGGCAGTAACACAAAAGGCCAACCTACATATAGATATACTGTTATAGACCCAAATACTGGTAAAAAGCATTATTACTCAAATTATCAGGAAGCTGCACGAAAATACAGTTCTATTCCAAGAAAAGTAAATGACCCAAGAGTAAGAGGAGGCTATGCTTATGTTACTCCTTATGGTGATATTCATCTTTCTGAAAAAAGTGCTAAGAACGCTTTAAATGCAAGATTTAATCCTCAAAGTACTTCTGCAAAAACATCTAGTACTTCTACTAATAGAGGAATTATAACTACAGCAAGTGCTGCTGAACCTACTGCAAGAACAGCAGAACCACAAACACAAACTGTGGAACAACCAGATGTTAAACAACCAGCCGTTGAAATAGAAGAGACTGCTGTAACACAAGTAACTCCACCAGTTTCTAGTAGAGGCTTTACAGGAAGAATGACTACTCCTTCTGGAGAAACCATTAATTATAGAAGAGATATTAATGGTAAAGATTGGGAGTCTGCTGAGGCTTATCAGAATTTCCTTTCATATATGAGGGGAAAGGGTAAGGATAGTCCTGAAGTAAAAGAGTGGATGGATTACATTCAGAGTGAGATTAAAAACTCTGGAAGTAAATACAAGCTTAAAAACTTTGATGACTGGTCAAGACTGGCTGAGGATGGTAAGGTTGGTCCAGTACACCAAGCTACCTTACTTGCTGCTCAGAATTATGCAGAAAGACAAAATGCTCCTCAGCTTGAAGGCCCAGTTCAAGCACCTCAAAGTGGTAATACAGTAACTCCTTCAAGTTCAAAGGATTTCATAGATAGTTTGAATGCTGCTATTGAAGCTACAAGAGGAACACAACAAGGTACTGCTGAAGCTCCAAGAACACAGCCTGCAACACCAACCTTTGAATATAGACCCACTTGGCAAAGAATGGCTCCAGTATATGGTGCTGGTGCTATGGCACTGTATGGTATGCTTGGCAGGCCCAATTATGAAAATGCTGATGCTGTCATTGAAGCTGCAAGAGCTGCTGGTGTTCCAGTAAACATACCAGTCCAGACTATTGGAGACTATCGTGTGAGAAAGCCTTATGATGAGAGATACCTTGTCAATATGGCTAATCAGAATAGGGCTGCTGGACAAAGGTCTGTTTACAATACTTCTGGTGGCAATAGGGCTATGGATATGCTTGGAGCGATGAGTCTTGCATATAACAATCAGTTGGATTTAGGTGAAATAATGCGTCAAGCCTATCTTGCAAATCGTCAGGATGATGCTCAGGTAGCTGAGTTCAACAGGGGAACTAACATTCAGAATATGAATGCTATCAACCAGAGAAACCTTATTCAAGCTCAGCTTAATTCTCAAAGACAGGCTACTGCTCTCAGTGGTATTTCAAGAGGATATGGGGTTAGACAGGGAATCAAGGATAATTGGGATGCAGCTACTATGCAAAGTATTAATAGCCTGCTTACAAGTCTTGGTGCCATCGGCAAGGAGAATGAGGAGAACAACATACTTAAGTCAATGGCCGAGCAGGGATACTTCCCTTATTATTATGGCGATAGAAGTGTACTACAAAATGTTCCACGTACAGTCAGTAAAAATAGTGGTAATAAGTTGAACAAAAAGAAGAGGAGATTCTAACTATGCCAATACACGGAATTACAGCAACCTATCAGCCCTTCTCATTCCAAGAAAGGCTCGCTCCTCTTCAGATGATGAAAGAGGAATATGATAAGGTAAATGAGTCTCTTGCTCTCTATGATGAGCAAGCCAATCAGTATTACCAATTCCTTGATGACAACTCAAAAGCTATTGTTGACCAATATAAAAATACTCTTTCCAGAGTAGCTGGTGATATGGCATCAAGTGGCCTGAAAGCTGTTAATAGGAATACTCTCAACTCTCTCCGCAGAGTATATGCTAATGATATTCTGCCAATTCAACAAGCTGCCCAGACTGCTGGAACTATGTATGCTCAGATTAGGGAAATGCAAATGAAAGACCCTACTTTGATGGTACAAAGTATTCCTACTGTCAGTGAGCTTCGTCAAAATCCGATGGCAAGACCTTCTCTTGTATCAGGTGCTCAGCTTCAAAGTGAGGGTATTAAGGCAGCTCTTGAACTTCCAGGTATTGACTATCAAGCTATTAGCAGGTTTCTTAATGGTGATACCTCTGCTATTCCAGACATTGATGCTGCAGCCCAAAGGATTGCTGATGCTTATGGAGTTTCTACTGACCAAGCTATGGGTTATATTACTAATGGTATAATGAGTGGTCTTGGTCAAAGAGCTACTTCTTTGTATGATGCTCAGCAGAAAGCTGATATTGAGTTTGCAAATAGAATGAGATTACTTAATGCTCAGACAGGTAAGGAGTCTTATCTTGCAAGATTAAGAGCCAATGAACAAATCAGAGTTGCTCAAGAAAAGGCCAAATTAAAAACCACAACTTCATCATCTTCCAGTAAGTCTGGTACAAGAGGAAGCGGTACTTCATATAATAGACAAATGAATGGAACTGTGTATGTAAGAGGAGACCAAGAATATGCATATAATGGTTCTTTTGGTACTGCACAAAAAGATGAGGCTGAAGCTGCTGAAAAGAAATCTAAAGCAAGAGGAACAAGTGTCTATAGGCTTTCTGATGAAAACAAGGCAAGAGCACTGAGATATATTGGAGTTGATGTTCCTGACGATGTGAGCAGAGACGAACTTGAAATGCTTATTGAGGAAAACGAAAGTGCTCTTCTTGATTACACCTATAAGGAATTTGTAAATGACAGAAGACCAAAGGAAAATGAATTCAAGATGTCTCCAAAGAAGGTAAAGAGAGATGTTGGAGTGCAGGAAGTTGATTATGATGAGGATGAGGATATAACGCTTGATTAGTTATGCCAATACAAGAACCAAAAGGGCTTCCCGGCCTTAAGGGGTGGAGTGACCTCTCTGCAGAGGAAAGAGATGCTTTTAGAGCTGCTCATCCTAAGATGAGTGGAATGACTCTGAGACAACAAAGAAGTGCTTATAGGAATCAACAGTTTATTGATAGGTTTGGTAAGGATGCTTTTAACCAGTACAATCGTCAGCAAAGAGACCAGATGTATCGTGCTGCTGTAATTGGAGATGAGATTGATAATGTATTTAAGGACGACGCAAACTATAATACTATAAAAGGTCTCACTCCAGACAGTCAGTATGAGCTACTTAATAGTAACTATGCTGACGAAAGAGAAAAGCTTGAAAGGACACAAAAGTATAGGGAAGACAAGGGCTCTCTTGTAGAGGCTGTTGGTCTTATACCAGCTAAAATATATAATATTGCAAGGGAGAAAACACATCAAGTAAGGTCTAATAATACTCTCAATGAGATTGTAGCAAGAGATAATCAGAGAAAAGCTGACTCAGTTACTGATGTAACCAACGGTGTTGCTGGTGAACTTGTTGATAAGATAAACTCTGGAGAACTTACAGCACAGGATTTTTACAATACCTTTGATGAGGTTGCAAATAATACAACTTATTATAAGGCATTTAAAAATGCACACGAACTTGAGCATTACAATCTTAGTGACAAGATTAAGGACTATGCTGAGTTCTTGGCTATTCAGAATCAATACGGTACTGATGCTGCAGTGTCAAGAATGAACACAAAACTCCAGCAAAGGATTGTTGATAATCAGTCTGCTTGGGATTGGTGGGGAAGTGTAGCAAGAGGTATTGCTGGTAAAACAGTTGCTTCTTTTGGTCAGTTGGCTACAGGTATTCAGGCTCTCTATAATGCTGCTACAATAGCAGCCTCACAGGGTGATGAGGCTTCAAAGAGATGGCTCGCAAATTTCCTTGAAGGTAAAGATGAAAATGGCAATGATAGGCCTTGGTACGATAACCTTAAATATTGGAATGGCGTTGACCAATTTGGTGCTTTTGACCCGTCTAAGATTAACGAGATATACAATGCTGGTGGTGTAAGTGAGTATAACTGGGCTACTGAAGCTGGTAAGGAAATGAATTTATCTTCTGCCCTCAACGAGGGTTTGAAGATGATGGGTTATGTTGCAGCTCAAACTCTTGTTGCAAGGGGAGCTGGCAGTATTGGTAAGGTTGCTGCAAAAACAACTGGTGGTGTATTTGATACTGCCACTGGACTTTACAATGCTGCCCAGTCATCAAGAGCAGCCAATGCTATTATGAAATATGTAACTCCGGGTGTTTCGTCTGCCATCAATGCAATACCAATTTCGGTGGGTTACGCTAAAGGTAGCTATGATGAGGTGCTTCAACAAGCTACTGACAGAGCTGAAAAGGAGACTGGCAACTATGTTATGTCCAATATGGAGTCTATAAACAAAGCTATCAATGAGGGCATAACTCTAACTAAACAAGGTTTTGCTGCTGTTGAAGGTTCTGGACTTAAAGGTGTGGCTTCTGAACTTAACAATTGGGTTGTTTCTGAATATAATAACAGAGTACAACAAGGTGAGAATCCTGAAGATATTGATGTTAAAAGTCTTTATAATCAAGCTCTTACATCTTACAAAGATAGCCAAATCAGCCGTCTTTACAATGAATTCAAGGGTAGTGATACCTATAAGCAAATGATGGATGCTGCCCGTCAGGAGGCTGCAAGTGCATACGAAAGAAATGCTACTATAGAGTTTCTTCGTATGTGTGGAGTCAACTATCTGTTCAAGCAGTACCAACAAGACAAGTCTGTCCGTGCAGCAATGAATTCCAACTATCCCAATTTAAAAGTAGTTGATGAGGCTGGAAAGCTTGGAGTAAGAGGAGAAATGCTTGGCTCTGAGGTTAGTACAAAGATGGCAAGGCTTGCCCAGCCACTCAAGACTCTTTGGGGTGGTTTTGAATCCAACTACATGGATGATATAACTGCTGCTTATGCTAAAGGATTCTCTCTTGGTAGATATAATGATTATGTCAATCAGCTTCTTGACCCTGACAAAACAGCTGCTACAGTAAGTTGGGCTGCTGGATTCACTAATGCTCTTGCTCAGGCAGAGGGTGCTTTGCTTGATAAGCAGTCTTGGTATGATGGTTTCATTGGTGCTCTTGGTAGTGGTGAAGTGCTCGCCCCTTCAAGAGGATTATTCAGAGGTCTTCGTGGAGAAAGCTGGAAGAGAAACAACTATAGTGAAACCCAGCTTGCTAATATGGCCAATAAGTATGGGATTTCCATAGAGCAATATATCAATGGCGAGTTTGAGGACTATGTTAAAGCCAGAAATCCAAAAGCCACTGAAGCTGAAATTACTGAAGAGGTAAACAAGATTAGAAGAGAAGATGGCTTTGAACAAGCTGTCAGTGATGGAAGAATTGAAAGACTATCCGTTGGTGAATGGATAAACAATAGAATCTACAACCCTCTACTTTCTCAATACGGAGAATCTGCTGAAAGGGAGAGAGAATTCAAGCATATCATTGATGGTGGCAACAAGGCTATTACTGAAAAGAGACAAGCTATTGAAGATATGCTCAGGGTAGTTTATGCTACCAATAAGAAAGTTACTGCTGATAAGAGTGGTAATGTATTTGATGGTGAGGAAGCAAAGGCTCAAAGAGCTTTTGAACTTGTTTCTCTCCTCTCCGAGTGGATGGAAAGTCCTGTTCTCTCACAATCAGAGTTTGTTCAGCAATCTTGGGCTAAAGTTCAAGACCAAGCTAAGGGCAATATAACTGAAGAGGATATTCAGGATTTCTATTCTTCTGTTGAGAATAAGTCTGAGAAGGACAGACCAGATGCTGTTGAATTTGCAACTGAAAGACTTAAAAGTAATGCCCAGCAGCTTGTAAAGATGAAAGACTCCTATGATAGAGCTATGAAGAAAGAAAAGGAGTCTGATAACTATAGGGTCATTGCTCATCATAATGCTGCAAGCTATGTAGCTAAACAGCTTGCATTTAATGAGTCAATACTTGACAATAGAAAGGAAAGAAAATCTCAACTTGAGCAGGAGACTGGACTTTCAGCTAATGAAACTTCACATATTGCCATAGCTGAGTATGGTTCAAGAAAGGGTGCTGAAAATGCACTTGAAGCTATCAATGAAGAAATTGAGACCAAGAGGAAAGAGATTGAAACTATCGAATCCCTTCTCAACGAAAGAGGAAAGGGCCCTATTGCATTAAGAAGACTTAACAGACAATCAAGGGAACTTTATGCTCAGGAACTTAGAAGGCAACTGAATGAACTTGAGAGAGATAAGGCCAGAATAAATGAGGACCTTACTAACAATGCTTTTGATAGGATTCTATCCCCAGAAGAGATTCTTTCACTTTCCTCGAAGGAGAGAGCTAAGATGCTTGATAGAAAAAATAGGTCTTTCTATTCAAAAGAACAGCTTGCCAGCATTGACGAAGCCATTAAGCAGCTTGAGCTTCGTGACCCTAATGCAAGAACAAAAGTCAGAGACATTGCAAGACTTCAAGAAGCTATAGAAGATACTGAAAACTCTCAATACATCATGCAGAATAATATGGAAGCTGCTGCTGATTATTACGAGTATGCTGCTGAACTGAGAGCTGAAAGGGCTAATGATGCTCTTGCAAGACATCATTTCAGAGAAGTTGAGGACAGTATTCTTGAAGCTGAAACTGATGAAGCCAAACAAACCATTGCCAAGGCATTCAGTTCTGAAATGCTGGACAAATTCATTTCGAGGCATCCTGAAAGTACAGAACTCCTTAAGGGCATAAAGGAAGTTACCAAGGTTTCTGACGATGTGAGAGCCTCCTTGAAAGAGCTAAGTAGAGAGGAAAATGAGACTATTCAGTCAAGAGTCAGGGAAGATGGTACTGAGGATACTGCTGAAGATACTGCCAACAAGCAGGAAGAAGTTTCTCAGATGCGTGGTGCTGTCAATGACATGTGGAATAATATTCGTGATGAGGTTATTGTTAGTCCAGATGTTGTTGATGAAAAGTCCATGATGGGTGTTCTTGAAGAACTTGCTGACAGGCAGGAAGATTCGAGAGTAAAGGCACTGTACGATAAACTTCTTAATAAGCTTGAAAAGAAGCATCATGCAAGGAATTCAACTGTTGTTGAATCAAGAAAAGCTAAGGAAGCTGAAGCAAAGAGAAAACAGCAGGCTGCTAACAATGCTTTAGGTAAGAATTTTGGTTGGGATGGGTATGTGATTGGAGATACTGTTTATCATAAAGATGGTAGAGAAGGTAAGGTTGCTGGATTCATAAGATCAAAAGAAGGTGAGTCTGTTGGCTCAATGAAAGTTGCTTGGTATGGTCAGAAGGGAACTACTATTTATAATGCTGAAGATAAGTCCCTGATTTTAAAGACCAAGCCTGAAACTAAGCCAGAGACTCCTACACAACCAACACAAAAACAAGATGTTGAAACTGTTGAGGGTGAGGAAGTTGAAGAGTGGACTGATGATGGTGGGTATATTGCTCCTTCTGAAGAGAAGACCTTTGAAGTTGAAGCATCTGAGTCTGATGTTCCTCCAGTAGAGGTTAAGGAGGGACATGGTATTGATGATGCTAATTCAAATCAAGGCACTAAGAAGTATAGAGCAATTCCGGGACTTCTTGAAGGAAATGCTCTTTATAGATATACTGCTGACCTTCTTAGTAATCTCGGTATTATTGAAAAGAGAAGCGGTAAGGAAGCTAATGACTCCATGTCAAATTTCTTCAAGTGGCTTGAAAATGAACATATTGAGCTTCAAGAAATTATAGATAGAGAAATTTTTGCCATATCAAAGACCAATCCTGACATACAGTTTATGTATGCCAGAGACCCTCTTGTAGGTAATCACCTTGTTCAAGTTGTTGAATATACTGATGCCATTAAGAAGATTCACGAGCCTAACAAGGACCTTGGTGGAGTCATTGTTGCTGGAGAAGGAGAGAATGCAAAGGAATATCTTGTCATCGGTACTACTTACTCACATAATGGTATGGATGCCTTCTACAGGATTGCCAATCCTGTAAAAACTGCTGGTAAGGAGTATCTTGATTCACATCCGAATGCAAAGTTTTATGTACACCTTTCCGTACATAGCAAGATAGCAAAGATTGATGCTGGTCGCCTTGTCAAAAGACAGCTTGGGGAGGAATCTGCAAAATTCAGAAAGCTTAGCGAGCTGTTTAATGACAAAGATAGAAATCCAAGTGGTATTACATTCGATAATGCTATACTTGGTATCATGTACAATGATAAGTACTTTGTACCAAACAGAACTCCATCAGCACCAATGTTCCCTCCGGGAAAGAGTGATTCTACTCTTGGTAGAGTATTCCTGATGATTCCAGCAGCTAATGGTAATTATATACCAGTAGCACTGAAAACAAAGATTACTCTGCCTGAACTTACTCAGGGTAGATTCACTGACCAGCTTAGGGATATCCTCTCAAGAGTGATGTCCACTGACCTTGAAAGAAGAAGAGCTGCTGTAAAGGAACTTAACCGCTATATTGTTATGGATAGTGCCAATGGAGAAGTTATAAATGGCTTCTTGGTTGGTAATGATAAGCATAGCAATGTCACTCTTGTACAGAATGGAGTTAATGTAAAAAGCTGGAAAGCTGGAGAAAACATTGAAGACTTCATCAATGAGGTAATGACAAGCCCCTTTGCAGTCAACATTACTCAAAGAGCACTGAATAATCCCTCTACTCTTAGGGCTCTTGATGAGGCTGGTGTGCTTCAAACTGACGTATCCACACTCCGTACAGCTAATGCAGCCTACCAAATCTTTGAGGTTAGTGCAGATGGTAATCCTATAAGAGTCAATGTAGAGCAACCAGTTGCTCAGACTCAAAAGGAAAATCCTTCAAGAGTAACAAGAACTACCACAATAAATAAGTCTGAATACAGACTTATTGGTGGAGAGTATTATGATGCCCTTTCAAATCCAGTTACTGACAAGGCTCTTAGACTGAGTATTCGCTACAATCTGATTATTCAGCAAAGAGGTTTGCAGCCAGCATATACATCAAATAATGGTTATGACGTTTACATTATCAATGATAATGCTGGGAATCCTACTGTTGTAAGCAAGGATAAGAGTGGCAATATCAGTTTCCTCTCCAAGGAAAGAGCAATAGCAGCACTTAAGTATGTTCAAGAGCAGGCAGAAAGACTTACCAGAGCAAAAGCTGCTGAGGAGGAAATGAAAAGGATTGCTGAGGGTAAGCAAGCTATTGAAGGAGAAGAGGTTGAAGATTGGGATAATCCAGAAGCACCAAAGCCAGCTCCAAAGCCAGCAAAGCCTACTTTCATAGAGCCTAAGCATGGAGATAATGTTACATATGGTCCAGCTATTCGTCAGACTAAAATACATAATAAGTGGGAAAAGAAAGACCTTGATGTTGAGCTTCATATTAAGACAACTACAGACACCAATGGTACTAAGCTGACCAAAGTTGTTGGTTGGGGAACTGATGGGCTTGAGGTTGGCATTCCTTTAAATACTCAAGATGCTGCAGTTCTTCAAGTTCCTGATGGCTATGCTATTTCAAAGGAAATTATTGGAGATAAGCAGGTTATTGGTATTACTGAACTTGAAGAAAGAGCTGATGGTACTATAAGAGCCAATGTGTATTATAAAGACGGCCTTGGCTATTCTTATGGTTGGACTACTCTTGAGAGAGAAGGTACTCAACAACAAGCTGAGCAACCTCAGCAAAAACCAAAGGAAGAACCAAAAGCTCCACAAAAGCCTAAGTCAGACTATGACCCTAACAAGGCAACAACAAAAACACTTAAGGAGTTGCAGAGTGATAAAAAAGTCACTACCTTTGGTCAGTTGCATTCAAAGATGAGAAAGGAATTGAATGCTATTGCACAAGAGAAAGGATGGAATTGGGGTAAGACTGCAAAGGAGAAAGAGGCTTTCCTTAAAGAGAAACTCGGAGAGGGTTTCCATCCAGAAGCAATTACTGATGTTGACACATTTATAGAGAATCTTAGAAACTGTAAATAATATGGCTGCTTTTTGTGTAAACACACATTCAAAACTGTTCAAGGATACTGCAAGAAGACTTGATATTTCAGAAGACCAGCTTGAACTTATAGCTTATAAATATGGTAATCAGGTGGGGACTTTTGGTAAGTTTCCATCTGATGAGTATATTCTTGATTCTCTACAAGGAAAGCAAGATGTAAATGCTTCACAGGCTCAAGTGGAGTTGTGGAATCTTAGATATTCTCAGCCAAGAGTATTTAATACTATTGAAGAGGCAAATCAGTTTGTTCAAGATACTCAAGAGTATTTTGATAAGGATAGTATTGTTCTTACAAATACAAACGATGGTAAGTTTAGAGTGAGTGTTGCTGAACCATATAATATTTTTGACAACTATCAAGAAGCCACTAGTCTTGATGTTGCCAACGACAGGAGAATGCAGAAACTTACAGAGCTTCAAGCAGATATTGATTCCATACAAAGTGAAATAGACAATACAGACAAGAGGAGCTTTATAAACAATGCTATTAGAGCTTACAATGCAAGATTTGAGGAAGCCTTACAGGAAATTAAAAATGGGAATACTGTAACCTCAAATGCCTTTGCCTCTTTTGTTAGTAACTTTAATTCTAAGTATGCTTCGCTGATAAGTGCTGGTATTATTTCAGCATTAGATACGTCAGCGTCTCAAAGAATTATTGTATTTGATTCTGATGGAAGAGCTAAGTACAATATATCAAAGCTCAGAATAAGAAGAAATCCAACCGCAATTAAAAAAGCAGCTTCTGACCAATTACGTTCTCATCTAAGTGAGCTGAATAGAAGCCTTAATAATGCAAGAAATCAATATAGAGCAGTTGAGAAGGCATCTCTAAACGATTTCGCAGACTATCAAATAGACAATGGTTCTAACTCTACAGTAAAACTTCCAGACCAAATGACTGCTGATGAAGTTTATCAAAGACTTTCCCAGCAGTATTCTCCAGACTCGTCAGAGGGAAAGCTTTCAAGGTTGGTGTTTGATAGTCTTAAAGCAACAGGTATTACTTTTAGAGGTGTTGATATGCCTCCCTACTGGACAGGAAGATTTGTTGCAAGTGAGAATGTAATAGAGTTTAACAAGGCTCGTATTCTTGATAATACTCTTTTACACGAAGCTATTCATGCAGTTACTGTGTACTACATGAGTGCAGCTAATCGTGATGGCTTTTCTAATAGAATCAAGATAGCAATTAAGGAAATTGAGGAGTGTTATGACCTTCTTAAAAATGACTTTCTTGACCAAAATACTAAAAATGGAGGCAATAGAGAAGCTATATTTAAAGCTGCTACTAATGATGGATACTACGGCCTAACGAGTGCTACTGAACTTGTTGCTGAAATTACAAGACCATCTATAGTTTCTCTTATTAGAGACTATGATGCAAGACACAAAGGTCAAAATGTATTTCAAAGACTTATAAATGCTATTGCAGAATTCTTTGGAATCAATAAAACGTATGGAAGTCTTGAAAGAACTCTTAAGGAAGCTTTGGTAACTTTAATTACCAATCCAAATAAGGCTCTGATGGATAGGTATGCCCTTGAGAATAGAACTATAAAAGAAAATCTTGATAAGCTTAATGTTGAAAGAGATAACATTGTTACTTTTGATGATGCTATAACTTTTAATAAGCTTATTCCAGAAGAATACGATTCTGATATTGACATAGAGTATGCTGGAGAAATTTCAAGAATTCTAGATAGAGTACAAACACTAAGAGATATTCACGGTGTTTTTACTCAATCTCCTATTGGAACTGTATTTAAAGTTCCGACGGAGGATGGATATGGCTGGTTATTACTTAATGGTTCTGTTGAAGTTAATGGGAACACTGCAAGAATACTATTTAAGGCTCTAAATGGAAATTGGTTTCAAACACATACATTTGATTTAGCAACCGCATCAAATGGTGCTGTTTATATGACTAATATAAAGTCGCTGTTTGATAGTCAACAACAAACCCCCCAACAAAATTTTGCTCAACAAGTTGCTACTCAAGGTACTACACAACAATATGGAGTTGTTATTGACAGACAACTCAAGTCTAACTATGCTCAGTGGCAACAACAAAATCCTAATGGTATTATTGCCTATAGGGTTAATTTTAACAGATATAATACTCCAGAAGAAGCTGCTGCTGGAAGAATAGGTAATCCATTTTCTGAAGGTCAGGGTCAAACCAATAAAGGTGTTGATACAGTTCAAAAGTTCTTTGAATGGCTTACTACTGGCAATAGTTTTGGTGAGGCTAAAGCTACTGAAGAGTATAGACAAGCTATTATTCAAAAGCTTCTTAATACTCCTGTAGGAACTCCAATACTTTATTATACTGAGCTTGGAAGGCCATCCCATGCTACCATTCTTGGATACCTTATAAACCATAAAGAGCTCATTGAAGGTAAGCAAGAACAAGTAGAGACTAAAGAGCAAGAGCCACTTCTTGCTCCTCCGAGTGTTGAAAGAGAGTTCCATACTAAGGAAGTTGACCTTGTAACAAAGATTGACAACCTCTTTTCTGGAGATATTGATGCTTCTGAAATTTCGGCAGAGGCTAATAAGGCTGTTGACTGGGTAAGTGACCAGCTTACTCAGTATATGGAAGACCACGAACTTGTCTATAAGAAGTTCTTTGAGGATAATCCAAGCTCTCCAAGTAAGGAAGAGGTGATGAAGAAACTTGATGGTATTTCTTCAAGAAGGGAAATGCTGGAAACTGTGGGACTTGACAAGATGATTGAGTTCTACAAGGAGGAAGTATTGTCAATGACTGATGAGAATGCAGACATCTTTGACAACATGGATGATGCTGAGCTTGACAAGTATGATGCCATTAAGGACAATATTGAAGGACTCATTCAGCTTGGATATTCAAGATTCCTTGGTAGAGAAGGATTTGGATTCACAATTTCTGATGTTGAAGGTGAAACTTTCAGTGTAACTGAGGAAAGGAGCAAGGAAGACCAGATAAACCCAGACGATTTCAATGGTCAGGCTGATATTGATGGTAATGAGGAAGTAAGAAACCAGCAGGAGCATTGGCAAATTGAAAATGCCACCAGAGACATTATGGATAATGCTTCTGCAAAAGTTAAACAAGCTATTGCAGACTGTTATATTCTTGAAGATAATGGTAAGGTTGATGAGAATGGCAATAAGAAATATGATATTGCCCGTGATAATCTGAATAGAAACGAAAGAGTAGTTCCTATTCAAGCTGTTCGGTCTATTGTAAAGTGGACTCAAGGAGCTTTGACTTTAAGTCAAATGGTTGCAAAGCTTGAATCAAGGCTTGGCACTGACCCTTGGATTAGCCAGATTGTTACAAGGCTTAAGGACACTACTGGTAATGAAGCTGACTTCCAGAGTCAGTTCTTCAATACCTTCTGTAAGCACTTCCAGCCATATAGTATAGTTAAAAGAAGAGCTGATGGTACATTTTATACTATGGTAGTTAATGCCCATCCAGCTCTTAATGATGCTTTGAATGCCCTTAGCATCCAATATAAAACTGGTGCATTTCCTCTTGTGAATGAGGAAGGTGTTGTTCAGATGTCCAATGTTGAAACCCTTGCAGCACTGAGAGATACATTACAAGGACAAGGCAACCTTTCAGAAGAGAATAGGTCTGATGTTGTAGAGCT